GTTCACAGCGTTTGAACCTACAGTATCAAACCGCTTTATCATGTACATTGATGGTATTCCATCTTACATGATCAAGAAGGCAGACGCTCCTGGTGTTACTCTAAATGAGATCAAGTTAGATCACATCAATGTTTACCGTAAGATCAAAGGTAAAGCAGAATGGCGTGATATGACATTATCTCTTTATAACCCAATTAGTCCATCTGGCCAACAAGCCGTGATTGAGTGGGTACGTCTACACCACGAATCTGTAACAGGCCGTGACGGTTACTCTGACTTTTACAAGAAAGATCTTAACTTGTCTATCCTAGGACCAGTTGGTGATATCGTAAGTGAGTGGATCATCAAAGGTGCTTTCATTAAAGAAGCTACTTTTGGTAACTACGACTGGTCAACATCAGATCCAACTGAATTGACTATGTCTATAGGAATGGACTATTGCGTGTTAAACTACTAATACGCTACTTATACCTCCAAAAAGAAAGGCCCCTTACTAGGGGCTTTTTTTATTTTGGTAAATTTGATATTAGTATATTTATATATAAAAGACAATAGTTTATGAGTGAACAAAAGTTTACGGTACCTACAGAAATGATCGACCTTCCAAGTAAAGGTCTTATCTACCCAAAAGAGAATCCACTATCATCAGGCCAAGTTGAAATGAAGTATATGACAGCGAAAGAGGAAGACATCCTCACGAATGTCAACCTGCTTCGCCAGGGCCTCGCCATTGAGAAGATGCTCAAGAGCCTAATCAAAACACCTATCAACTACGAAGACCTAACCTTAGGTGACAGAAATGGCTTATTGATAGCCGCTAGAATCCTAGCCTACGGTAAAGACTACACTTTTAAGTATACTAATCCTAATACTGATGAAGAAGAGAAAGTAGAGGTTGATCTACAGACTCTAAAGTATAGAGAACTAGATTGGTCTAAGTTTGGTAATAAAAATGACTTTAGTTTCACTCTACCTTATTCTAAGAACGAAGTGACGTTCAAGATATTGACCGTAGCTGACGACAAGAAGATTGATGAAGAGATCAAAGGTATGAAGAAAATCGTAGGTCAAGACGCTGGTATGTTGTCTACCAGACTTAAGTTCCAGATCACATCTGTTAATGGTGACTACTCTGTAAAGTCAGTTCGTGATTTTATTGATCAAGGATACCTTTTGTCTAGAGATTCTATTGCACTCAGAAAGTATATTGCAGATATAACCCCGGACATTGATACTACGGTGTCATTTACTTTGAAAGACGGGACCGAAATACAAACTACACTGCCGATGGGAGCGGAATTCTTCTTTCCCGGGAGCGGACTATAGGTCCGCATTCATGACCGAATGCTTTGAACTCACCTATCATGGTGGAGGTGGTTTTACTTATTCCGAAGTATGGAATATGGACGTGCCAAAACGTAGGTTCAACCTCAAGAAGATTAATGAGTATCTTGAAAAGGTTGAAGAGATGCGTAATGAAGGCCAACAAAAAGTTACCGAGAAGACAGACATGTCTAAAATCAAACTACCAGACTTTGTCAAAAAGCCTGAAGAGCCTACTTTTGTATCTAAGGTAAAAACCAAAAGGTAAATATTTATTCGTAAGCAGTATAATGTAAATGCCACCACCTATTCCACCAACAGGACCTCAGAACACACCGCCAGGACAAGATCCTCAAGCGTTGAGGCAGACTTTAAGGCAGCTATTAGATGATCAAGGAGATTATAACAATCTATTGAAGAATGCTATAGCTGATCTTAAGAGGATGGATACGGCATACTCTAAGATTGAGGCTAGACTTAATTCTCTAAATAAAGATAGCATCAATGTAAAACAAGTTAATCAAGAGCTCCTTAGATTAAGACAAAAAGAGTTTTTAGAAGGAAAGAAACTGTCTGATCTAGAAAAAGAAGTTTCTCAAACTGCTAAAGATAGTTTAGATAGAGCTAGAAGAACAGCTGAAGCACAGAAAACAAGATTGGCCGCACAAGGTAGATCTTTTGATGTAGAGAAAGCTATGATGGGTATACTAAAAACTCAAGGAGATCTTGAAGCTATTACATTATATACCCAAGAAAAACAGCTAGAGATAGCTAAAAGACAAACTGAAGAAGGAGAAAAAGAGTTAGCTCTAGAGAAGCAGTTGAATAAACAGATCGGTGTTAGTGGTGCTGCGTTTAAATTATTCTCTGATAAATTAGGAATAGGAACAGAGTTCTATTCTCAGATGGTAAATAAAGCAAGACAGTTACAATCTGAAGGAAAGAAAATAACTTTCTTAGACAAGTTAAGTATACTAGGAAAAGCTGGAGCCGCTGGTTTAAAAGAAGCATTTACAGATCCACTAACTGCACTTCCATTAATTGGTACAGCAGTTGGAGGTTTAGTTAAAGGCTTCATGAAGATTGTTGAGTTAGGTTTAGAAGCTCAAGATAGAACTACTAAATTTGGCCGTGCTGTTGGTTTGTCTAAACAAGAAGCACAAGGAGTAGTTAATAACTTCCAAAGAATATCACTGAATTCTAATAGTGCGTTAGTTACTATAGAAAGACTTGTTGAGTCACAAAAAGAGTTGACTGATGAATTAGAGATCAATAACATTTTATCTGATCAAATTCTTGAGACGAACGTTAAGCTAAAAGAGTTAGCAGGCCTAGATGCACAAACAAGAGCAGAGATTGCTAAGTCGAGTGTGATAACAGGTAAGTCTTCAGAAAGTATAACTAAGTCTGTACTAGCACAAGTAACAGGTTTAAAGAGTGCAACAGGAATCAGCTTTAACTATCAAAAGATACTTAAAGAAGCGTCTAACTTAGGTGGCTATTTAGGATTATCTTTTGCAAAATATCCAGCTCAATTAAGCAAGTCACTAGTTACAGTGAAAGCAATGGGCATGGAATTAAAGCAATTAGACTCTCTAGCTGATTCATTCTTAGACTTTGAGTCTTCTATATCAAAAGAGTTTGAAGCGCAGCTATTAACTGGTAAAGAGATCAACTTAACTAAAGCTCGTGAAGCTTTCTTAAACAACGATCTTGCAACAGCCGCTTCAGAGATAACTAATCAAGTAGGATCTGCAAATGACTTCTTAAAGTTAAATCGTATACAAGCTGAGTCTCTAGCTTCTGCATTTGGCATGAGCCGTGATCAAATGGGTGAAATGTTGAAACAGCAAGAGATGCTTAGCAAGTTAGGAGCAAAACAAGGTGATAGTGCACGTGAACAATTGAAACTAGGTTTAGAAAGGTATAAGAATCAAAAAGCATTATCAGCAGCTATAGGAGAAGAGGCATATCAATCACTTGTTAATGCGTCTGCTCAAGAAAAGATAGCAGGCTTTATGGACAAGATAAAAGAAGGCATATCTAATTTTATTGCAAACTCACCATTAATACCATTAGTTGAAAGAGCTATTGATTATTTGAGTAAACCTGCCAACATAAAATCTATAGTTACTAGTATACAAGGAGCATTTGCTACTATGTTTGATATATTTGGTTCTATTGCTGGTGGAGTTATGAAGTTTTTAAACTATCTACCAGGTGTTGATATAGATCAGAGTTTGATTGATCTAGTAGAAAGAGGAGGCGCAGGAATCAGAGCTTTAAATTTAGCAGGATCTGTTCCAAATAGTGTTGAACCTGGATCTGCTAGAAAAGATGTTGGTGGATCTACTAATATTAATACAGCTGATGCTACGAGTATGGCAAAGCCATCTCAACCTAAAGTATATGTAATGGTATCTGTTGATCCTATAACTGGTAAGTCTGTAGAAAAGGTTGTAACGCAAGAGTATTTTGAAACTCACTTTGGTCAAATGGGAAAATAAAACTTAGATGCCTTTAATTGATCTACAAACTAATCTGAAGAACTTAAGGTTCGGTAATGATAGACCAGGATATGGTTCGTCAGGACTACCTTATATTCAGACTATAATGCCAGACACACCTAATGCAACTGGCACAGTTCAACCTATATATAGACCAGGTTCAACTGGAGGTTTGGACTTCCCTATTAGAGGAGGTCAATTAGAGTTTAACTTAGGCACACAATCATTTACAGTATCTAGTAAGATTGACAAATCAAGAATCAAGAAGTTCTTTGAAGACAAGCCTAGAGGTACAGCTTTTATTCAAAAGCAAGTAGGTCTACAATTATCTAACCCTAAGATTGAGACTGGTAACACTTTGTTTGGTATTCCTCAAGGGCTTCCTTATCCTGGCTTATTAGAGAACACTAGAGTATATAACTTAGGTGCAAATACTTTAGCTCAAGTAGGAGTGTCTGGAACAGGTTTTCACGCTATTAGACCAGGTTTAGTACCATTTAGCCCGTTTGAGAAGTTCTACTATGCTACAGTTAATGCGCAAAACGTTAACAACCAGAAAGCGTCTAATAGGCTTTTGAATTTGACTGCTTTAAAGATGACTATAGGAGACCCATTTGCAAACCCTGCAAATGTGCCAGATATTAACTTAGTAAACACACTAGGTATATCACTTAACAGAAACATGATATATCAATATCTAGGAGGACCTAATTCTGTTTATGGTATTGGTACAACTACTATTCCTAGAGTTGTTGATACAACTAAGTTAAGATCTCAGTTCGCAATGAACTATGATCAACTATATAGACAAAAATCTAACTTTAACAACCCTAAGCCAGAACTACAAGACTTTAGACAGAAGATCAATGAAGCTGCAGGAGGTGTTATATTCTCTAATACATGGACTAAAGAACAATCTGTAGACTACAGGTTCCTTGTTAATAAAAAAGACAAACTAAACTTAATATACCCTTTCTTATTTAGAAATGATCAAGCGCCTTGGGAGATCAATAAAGAAGAGACACAAGACTTGATTAAGTTTGTTTTTGAAGCTATATCAAATGATGCGCCAACATATTCAATGGCGATATTCTTTAGAGCATTTTTAATATCAGGTATTACTGATACTAACTCAGCGCAGTTAAACTCTTTCAAATACATTGGTAGAGGTGAGAACTTCTATACGTATCAAGGTTTTGATAGATCAATCGGCTTCTCTTTTAGAGTAGCTGTACAGTCTAAAGAAGAGCTTAGACCTCTTTATAACAAACTAAACATGTTGTTAGGACAAGTTTACCCTGACTACAGTCCTAATCAAGGTATAATGAGGGCTCCTGTTATTCGTATGACAGTAGGTGATTATCTATATCGTGTTCCTGGCTTCTTAGAATCCGTTAATCTTACTATTGATAATACAACACCTTGGGAGATTAATTTGAATGAGAGTACAGATCTAGCACAACTACCTCAAGTAGTTGATGTAGCAGTTACATTTAGACCTATCATGGATGTACTTCCTAAAAGGCCTAATACAATATCTACTATTACTAATACTCAGTATAATGCTAATGAAGGAACAGCTACTGAAACACTATCTGTATCTTCTGGAGTGGTTCCTCTAATAGCTAATGTTCCAAAGTCATCTCCTCAAAGTACAGATACATTCATAAAACCAAACGTATCTCAACAGTTTAGTAGAGAAAGAGATGCAAGTCTTAGTGAACTAAGAGTAGTAGACCCTGGATTAAACAGAGATTTGGAACTAGCAGAACAAATAGCAGCAGATCAACCTATACCTCCTATTAAACTATGAACTACAGATATCAAAATATAGAAGTTATAAAAGCAACAGCAACAGGTAGTCAATACTATACAAATAATATTTACCCTGAAATACCACCTACTAATGACGATAATTACGTTATTACAGTATTAGGTGATAGATTAGACCTGTTAGCAAACGACTTCTATGGTGATTCTACATTTTGGTGGGTTATTGCTTCAGCGAATGCACTACCAGGAGATTCACTCGTAGTAGAACCAGGAACACAACTTCGTATACCTGTAGATTTATCAGGTGCAATTAATACATATAAGCTAGTAAATGCTACAAGATAGTTATGGCAGGTTTAGATACTAATAAAATATCGAACATCTTAGGTACTAAACTACCTCAGTGGTTGATTAACCAACTAGGTACTAGAGCAGTGCAAGGATCTCAAGATAGAAGAGACAACGACAATATTCTATTTTTAGCTAATAAAAGTGCTTGGGTAAGACTTGTTTCTTCTATAAACATATACGGATCAGACATTCGTCATTTTAGTAACATAGTAGGAACTAGCATACAAAAGCCAGAAGACCTAGCCAAACAATTTGTTTTATTTGGAGGCACATCAAAATACTTAAGAGAGAACTCATATCAACAAAGAGCAGGCATCGGTAAAGATGGTGCTTACGGTATATTAGGAGAAAATGAAGTAAGAGACTTTGGCTTCAGACCAATGCCAGGTCTCACATCAGTATCTATTGAAACTCAAGGTAAACTAGGTTCACTTAGAGCAGCTACGATTAACTTTAGATGCTGGGATAAAGCACAGCTAGATATTATTGATGCTCTGTACTTTAAGCTTGGTTTTACTATGTTCTTAGAATGGGGTAATACTTTTTTCTACAGAACTAACGGCATCAGAGTTGAATCTAGTGAACTCTATTCAATAGATCCATTCAAAGAAAATCTGACCAAAGAAGAGATAGCAGTTCAGATATCAAAAAATGTAAGAAACTCAGAAGGTAACTACGATGCTCTATTAGGAATGGTTACTAACTTTAATTTTACGTATAATCAAGACGGAGGTTATGATTGTACAATAAAATTAATGGGGCTTGGTATACTAGGAGATAGTATTAAGATCAATAATCCTAAAGACCTTCCTAATATATTAGCAGAAGAGATTAGAGATTATAATAACACACTATTACAAATTGCTACAGCAGAAGAGAGAGCTAGAATTTTAGCAGAGCAAAAGGCCGCAGCACAACAAGAACAAGCAAGAAGAGAGCAATTAATTCCTGTTGATGAGTTAATAAAAAAATATGTTACATATAACCCTAATAATCGACAAGTTTCTGGAGGAATCTATTCATACCCTTCAACAGCTCCAACAAGATTTGAATTTGCTGACTTAGGTTTTGAAACCGAAGCCTGGGGAAGAGTAACTGTCATAAGAAGGT